ACCTTGAGCACCAATAGCACCTTGAGCACCTTGCTCACCAACGTTACCTTGGATACCAGCAGAACCCTGAGAACCTACAGCGCCTTGAGCACCTTTGTCACCAACATTACCTTGGATACCGACAGAACCTTGGGCACCAATAGCACCCTGCGCGCCTTGCTCACCAACGTTACCTTGAATACCAGCAGAACCCTGAACACCTACAGCACCCTGTGCTCCAACTTCACCAACGTTACCCTGAATACCGATAGAACCTTGAGCACCAGCAGCACCCTGTGCTCCAGCTTCACCAACATTACCTTGGATACCGACAGAACCCTGAACACCTTGAATTCCTTGTGGGCCTATTTCTCCGACATTACCTTGAAGTCCTTGTTCACCAACTGAACCCTGAATACCTTGGACACCAATAGGGCCTACGTTACCTTGTAGTCCTTGAGAACCCTGCGCACCAACTGCGCCCTGTGCTCCGACTTCACCAACATTACCTTGAATACCTTGGTCACCTTGATTACCCTGCGCACCTTGTGCTCCAATTTCACCAACATTACCTTGGATGCCCTGAACTCCAGTACTACCTTGAGCGCCTTGAGCACCAATCTCTCCAACGTTACCCTGAAGACCTGTAGCACCAATTGCCCCTTGGACACCTTGGACACCGATAGGGCCTACATTACCTTGTAGTCCTTGAGAACCTTGAGCACCCTGAGCACCCTGTGCTCCAATCTCTCCAACATTACCCTGAAGTCCCTGAGCACCCTGAGCACCTTGTTCACCCTGTGCTCCAATTTCTCCGACGTTACCTTGGATACCTTGGTCACCTTGAGGGCCTTGTTCTCCTTGGTTACCGCGTTCACCGACATTACCTTGGATACCTTGGACACCAGTGATACCACGAACACCCTGAGGCCCAATCTCTCCGACATTACCCTGAGAACCTTGGGTACCAATTGCCCCTTGGACACCTTGGACACCAATAGGGCCCTGCGGCCCGATGATTCCTTGAGCACCCTGAGAACCAATTTCCCCCTGACCACCTTGAGGGCCCTGCGGCCCCGTATCACCAATCTGAGTGTTCTCGATAGTGTAGTTAATTAAATCAATCTCATACTGTAAATTGATGGTATTTGAGTTTAATGTCGTGAGAATAGTATCATGTTGCGTGACGCGTGAATCCAGAAAACTAATATTGTTCTGGTTGTCAAGAACAGTTTGAACATTCAATCCATTTAGGTAAGTGCCAACTGAACTATCAATGTAATTAGAAATAAATTCTGGGGTAATAGTACCCGCTGCGCTCATATCAACAAGCGAGAACATCTCTTGAAAGTTCGCATTGATTTTAGCAGAGGCGTCTCTTAGAGTATCACCTTTCCCGTCATTAACCGAGGTGCCTGTATTAATAATTTGCCGAGTCATTGTGCTCTATTTCCTTTTTTATTATCCACCGCCTTCACCCGCATCCATAGTTTCGTAGGTCTGTGACGCATCCAATCCACCATCGTCTAGTGTAGGTGGTTTAACACCAACCCACTCTGCGACACTATCGTTGAAGTCGTCTACAATCTGTTGAAGAGTTATACCGTCATATTTCTCTAGAGTTTCTAAAGAACTTATAAGTATACCTTCTCCGGCGTCTTTCTGTGCTTGAGTTCTCGCATCTACTGGGTCATTCTCTTCCATAACAAGTAAAGAGTATGTGGGTCGTAGGTCTACGTCTATGGGTGTTGTCTGTATTTCAATAGCATAACTAGGTATTTCTAGTGGGTCTGTTGTATCCCCCGCTTTCAAATAAACTTGTGCTTCACTTAATGTCTGTACTTCCGCAGAAAGGTACCATCCAGCGGGGTGTACCATTTTCTTATAAAAACTTTGATAATCGTCTAATGACATACCTGTTTTCAAAAGAATTGAGAATATCTGATATTTTCTATCGTCCTGAATATACTTCAGAGACTTAGGCCCTATTAAAGAGTTGCCCGGTCTGTCATTTAAAATGAATATGTTATTCTTAGGGTACACGACCTCAACATCCTCGTCAAAGAATGCTTTAAAGAATTCATTCACCGATAACACAGTACCTTTAGCGCGATAGAAGTCTGCCAGTAATCGAGTCATCAACCTAGCGTCTTGCTGTGGATGAAATGATTCTCTTGTCAACCCATCACTTATCTCTGATATTAAAGTATCTAGGTCTATTAGGTTAACGTGCGATATATCACGAGCATTAAACAAATCATAAATCTGTTCACTGAATGTTGCTAATCCCTGTTCTTCCTGATACTCATAGTACTTCTCAAGAAATTCTACTAATCTTGGATATTCGCTTTGATAGAATTCAGGAAGTACACCCTTTACTATGGGAGCGTGGAAACTCGGTCGATAAATTTCCTTTCCAATAATTTGTGCCATTATAGAGAGACCCTAGTTGTACCATCATCTAATACAGCCTCTGTAGTTGATAATGATTTGTCTAGTGATATCACATAGTTACGTAAAGGTTTTACTGTACTCTGGTTAGCAGGTGTAGCACTTACTTTAATAGAACCGCCAACATAAGAATCTTTATCGATTGACAACGCAATCAGGGATACCTTACCTTTAGCTGGGTCATACGTACCGATGTTATCTATTTTAACTATATTATTCAGATCAACTAACTGTAGTCGAGTAGAACCTAGTTTGTTTTTAATGCTAACATTCTGTCCCTGCCACTTAAATCCAGTAGACGTTATGATATAGTCATCATTATCTGGGTTAGCTAATATAACTGGGAAGTTTAATGTCCAGTTTCTGGTTATTTCCGAAACAAGTTGACCTGTCGCGGATTCGATTGCCGCAATTTCTGTGGAGACTGGAATACGTTGCTGTAATTTAACATCCATTCTAGAGTTGATTATGTACTCTGATATTTTATCAATTTCAGTCAATAAGTTAGAACGTCTAAATGTAGAGTTAAACTTCTCTAAATTAGCTGACACAAAGTCATCTACGATGACATTCACCAATGCTTGAAGAGTTTCGACAGAAGAAATGTTTTTGGTCTGGTCTACTTGGAAAACTGTGCGCAATTCGAGGTATGTGGTTTCTGGGTCAACAAACTCAGTGTCGATAGACATAATAGATAACTTAGAAGTTAAGTTGTCTTTAATACTACCCTTAACAGTTTCTTGAGCAAACTCACTGATACCGTCAATAAAATTAAGACTTACAAATACCTTACCGTACTGTGGAGGTTCGTTATCGTTACCACCCCAACAGAAAACATCCTTGATAAAAGGTGAAAATTTCTGGGATATTAATGTACTATAGTCATTCGCAGTAACCAATCTTTGCTGTGAAGTAAACCCACGAGGTGCGTTCAACTTAATTGACGAAGTAGTTTCTCTTGCAGAACCTCCATTAGCTGGAGTAATCGTGGTAACATTAACTGAGTAAAAGTTACTCAAGTAACTAATTTGTGCCGTAGAGAATACAGACGCACCATTAGGTTCCGCCCCTCGTGAGGAACGGTACTTTATTTGTATACGGTTACCCGCAATAGGACTACTGCCTAGGATTCTACCACCACCAAAATAAATCTCATAGAACCCATTGGATGACTCACGCAACATAAAGATGTGAGAATTTCTATCAATAGTAGATACTTTGTCAATATTAGTGTAATTTAAACTATCTACACCAGTCCAGTCGCTAAACACTTGGACTTCCATACTGTCTGTATCAATCGTTGCGTCTTCAATAACATATACGTTATCGTCAGAAGCGTTACCTACTAAGAAGTTCTTAGTTTTAATTTCACCTTCATAAACGGTTATAAGTTCACTACCTGCTGCCGTCTGGAATATATACTGGTCACCTGACTTTCTAGAAGTATATTCGCTGGGCGTTTTAAATGAATATAGTATATCATCATACTGAGCAAATAATTCTGTACCTTTCGGTAAGGATATAATATCAGGCCCGTTGGGAATAACTACTGATATTTTAACTTCAGCAGATGACGCAGTTCGAGATTTAGGTACATACCCTAAAAGTTCCGCATGGTTAACCACCGAAGTACGAAGTTGTGCCGTAGTGATGAATGACTCATTGATAGCCATATTAGCAATCAGACCATTCACATGAGTGTTATAAGCGAGAACATCTAGTATGCTAGATAGTCCAGACGCTTCAAAGTCATAATCAGTAAACTCACCACTTTGCTTGTAGTAGGTCTTCAGTTTATTTTTAATGTTTACAAAATCGAGATCCGACGTTGATATAGGCATTTAGCGTATCCTCGCAATATTCACGTTCAAACTTACCTGCTCTAATGTACTGATAACCTGAAAGGTGATTGTTAAATCTAAAGAGTTATAATCGGGTGAAAATTTACTAACGACCCTTTGTAGTTTCGCTCGTGGTTCGTAATTATTAATAGCGTTGCGTACCATCGATTTGATATTATCGTCGTCAAACTCATCACCTAACTCAAATAACATACCTTCCAAGTTCGCTCCAAATGACGGAGCAAAAGGTTTAGACCCTCTGTTACACAACAAAAGATTCTTGACAGACTGAGCCACAGAGGAGGCCTCCGTCTTCTTGTATATATCTCCAGATGGTTTCACCGTAAACGAACAATCGATATCCGAGTTTTTCTTTTGAATAGAACTCGTGATTGGTCGAGTGGTAAGATTGCCATCTTCTATTGATGTGAGTTTTTTAACTGACATGGGCTTCCAACTCTTTTTGTAGTATTTATACAGTTTGCTAAGGCGCAACAATCTCAATCTTGGTAGGAATGCCGAGTAATTCCAAAACATCACAAAAACTTAGCGTTAATAGTTCTAACAACTTACCGAGTCCGATGGCATCAAGGAATTTTTTAATCTTTTTTATCCATATACTCAATAAATGCCATTGCCAGTTAAGCGCAAAGTCGCGAGCACCTTTCTTGAAGTTATCAATATCTTGCTCTGCGGATTTAACTTTTCCTTCCATGTCACCGCCTATGATATCATCATATACGTTGAAACCAAGAATTTCTATTTCTTTCAATTGGTCAGCAATCATCGCATAACCCTTACCTTGAAGTTTAGCCTTCTCAGCATCTAGGTCGGGTTCCGACATGCCTTCGAAGAATCCTTCAACTCGTTCTATTTGTTGATTGACTTCGGCAATCTTATCTTTAACTTCATCCTCTATCTGTTTGATAGTAGAATCTATCCATTCATTGATATCAAAGTTCAATAGGTCTGGGAGTGAAGGTAATCCTAATGCGTCCCAAATCTCTTTAAATTTTTTGATGAGTTTGTTAAACAGATCCCACACCAGATTGGTAACCGCATTCATCATTTCAGACTTGATATATTGCCAAGTGATTTTCGCTTTCCACTCGCGGCACTTTACACCGTACGTACCATCCCATGACCGGAGAGGTTCTGGAATTAATAGATATAGTTCGTCAAGTCTTTCTTCAATCTGTAGTTTGATTCGGGCCTGTTCTTCCTCAGTGAATATTTCTAAAAGGTTTATTTCAATCCCCATTATATTCAAATTGAAGTCAACCGGTAACAGTTTAGATATTAGTTCCGCGATCTTGACTGGGATGAATAATTGATAATCTTGAATCAATTCATTGAAGGCATCGTCCGCCTCCTTTTCCCAATTTCGAATCTTCCCTTCTTTGTCCCAATACGGAGCAAGTAAATCTGATACCTGTTCAATAGTAGTTTCTACTTCGGTAATAATATCTTGTAATTGATCTATAAGCTCTTGTGCTTCAGCATCAACCTCGTCGACGAATTGATCTTTAAGGTCGATTATATTTTGTCTTAATTGCGTTGGGATGTTAGATAACTTATTAAACTCTTTGACAATGTCCGCACGAGTAGGAGGGAATCCACCCTCGCACGGTATCTCAATTCCTAATTCTAATATGGAAAGTTGATCTACCGCTAACACGCTCAAGGTTTTTAATACATCTAACTGTCCTTTACTGACCGAAGATACTGACGCTATTGGATTAGGTGGTTTAATCTGTAATACCGGTGTATCTACTACCGGAAACTCTTCTGAATCAGCCATTAGACATTATCCGCCCGAGTTTAGTGTTATAAATTCGCTACCATTAATGTTTACTGTATTAGCAGACACCGAAACCTTACCGTGACTTCCACCCACAGTTAAATTTATAGAGACTGGTTTATCCCCATTTGCGGGTACATATATGGAGATATTACCATCCTTATCCATTTCATAGTACGCACCCCCTTTATGCTTTTCTTTGATACGTTCAGCGCCAGGCGTATCATCATACTCTTTATAATGTCCGGTCTCTGTCTCGTATACCTTATTGAGAGGGTAGTTCTCCTTTGCCTTCTCGTTCGTATCCCCTGTTTTGGGTACAGTACCAATCACCATAGGCAACTGAGAGTTCTTCCCGTCAAGGAACATACCGAACACTTGTGTACCCTTTAGGATACCTAGGTTCTGACCCTGTCCCTTATGGATACCCGTAGTGACAGGTACAACTATCTGGGCCCAAGGCAGGTCTTCGTCAGGAATTTCATCATATACACCGAAAACCCTAACCCTGACTCTACCCAATTTCTCTGGGTCGTCCTTTACATTGACAACCTCACCCATAAACCATCTAGTCTGGTCGCCATAAAAATCTATTGAATTCTGCGGTATCATTGATTGGTCACCTTTTCATCCGACAACTTCACACAAGTGAGTGTCGCTACATAATTTTCAGCTCGGAACGCATGTTTAACCCCGAAGATGAGAAAGTCACCAGACTTCTTCATATCAATTGAGGTGGTATCATTACCATCTTCGGTGTTTATATTAGCAAGAAATCTGAGTCTGATTTTTTTACCTATACTATTATTACGTCTCCCTTTCATAAACTCAATGAAATTAACACTAATAGTAAGAGGACTCTTTTTCAAAACATGATCCATGCTCTTATTAATAACACTTAGTTTATAGTTAGCAAAGTCATCACTTTGTGATAGTGAATTAAACCCTTCATACGCATCCGTACTACCAATCTGAGTAATCTTGCGACTCTTTTTCGTATTGAGTTCCGATTTTCTGAAATAATCTAGCGCATCCGAAGTATTAGATATGAGCTTGTCATTTTTTATTTTCTGTGTAAAGTCCTTATCAATATCAAATATACCCGAGACTCTTTCGTTTTTAGTTATATCCAGAAAACTATATTCACCACCCACGATACCTTCGGAAATCATTTTAAATAAGTTATCAGTATTTTTGAACTGATACCCTAGTATAGTACGTCGTCTGATTTTAGACTCATTGTCATTACCTTGAGGTATGTTCGCTTGTATATGGGCGAATGGTACGTCCGGATTAATAACATCTTGTTCCATCAGTGTTTTGAGGTCACTGAAGATCAACTCATCTCCGATAAGAGAAGAGTATAGGTAGAAAGGATATCCTTCCTTAGTACTAGAATTATTTTTTATCCAAGAGATTGATTCCATCGGTGTTAAGTTAGGTACAATCACCCGCATCTCTTGTTTATCAGTGTCAGTCGAAGATACTTTCTTATTAATCAAGTCACTGATAGACCCAATAATTTTAGACGGTTTTCCGGAATACTGACGGTTAACATTAATCATATTAGACTCGTAAGCGATATCTTCTATGAGATGAACTACAACATTTTCTACCGTATCATGACCTTTCTGCGAAAACAAAACTTGCGTTATATAAAACGTTTTGGCGATAACTTTAGCATCAAGATCATCAGTCACTATCAGTTCTACATGAACTTTCTCACCACCCTGTAAATAACCACTTGTTATAACATCTCCGCTATCAATGAAGGATAGTGTGCCGGTGAGGTAAGGTTTATCTAAATGCTCGAACACGTCAAGGTCAGTCACCGCATTTCGGATATCCACTTTTTTGTGTGAAGTGAAATGAGTACTTTCGATGAGAACTTTTTTAAATTCAAAAGGTGTTTTATGTTCGAGTTCACTAATTGCTGTCATAACTTACCCATAGAGTCTTGAATGGCTCGCACAACAGAATTTATATTACCTTTGCGAAGTACGCGTATTTGTTTTAATGATTCATTCTGTTGGTGATAGTGCTCTTCGTGAGTCACTTCTATATCATTAACTCCGGGCCCGAGGTATGGGTCGATGTCTATAATATTACCTTCAATATCAGTATAAAAACGAGCGGACTTGTGTTCGGGTTCAACTGTGTTCACAAGCAATGTTTCCAAAACACCTTCGTTATTGGTAGAATCTAATTGTTCACCGTTAGAAAAGGAACCCGATACCATCTTCACTACAACTTGCCCGAGCCGAACATGTCGATGTAGAACTTCAGCAGTACCGTTCGCTCCTTGGATGGTTTGGTGGGTCAAGAACTTGTTTACAATATCCTCACTCGTGTTTAACACAATGTAAGGATGTGCTTTCTCCACTTTCGCTTGTACCTGAGCATACGGTAATGGCCATCCACGTTCGCGAATCTCATCGTTCATGAAATAGAATGTCCAGTGTAAATTAGCATCGCCGTACAACTTATATGCTACATGATCAGGACGTTCGCCATCAGCAATGTAGTAGTCAGTATAGAATGAGGTAGCATCCTTAACGTTATCCAAAATATCAGCGTACGCAGTAAGATTTTGCGCAATGGAGCGATCAGCGGTATCGCCGAATCTATAGAATATTTTAGGGAAGTATTTAAAGTATGCCATTAGTAACCACCATCTCCACTTTCGTCTGTGCTTTCTTCAATATCTTCGCGACTTAATGTTCTGTCCTCTACCATTGTAAACGACAAGTCAATTTCAGCAGGAGTTCCGTCTTCATGGAATGCCATTGAACCCGCATTATAATTTACACTGATACTGCGTATGAAGGTATTGCGTAATTTAGTTCCGACTCGTACTGGAGCCGCACCCTCGATGTCTGGCATAAACCAACTCGATACATCGAATACCATAGGATACTTATAACCCGCACTTATACCATCTCCCACACCACCAATCATCTCAGGGTATGCGGATTTCCTAAAGATATGAATAATATTTTTAATTTCGTCAGCCTCTTTCTTACTCTTAGGAATAAACTTAAACTGAAACTGAAACTCACGTATTCCTACGTTTCTGAACTGAGTCCGTATGTTTGGATTAACAGATACCGCTCCAGCAATACTAACTGCTGATCCTGCGGTTTCATTGATTTTCTGCGCCCCACGCGCAAGAGCAAGTCTTGCTAATGCGGGAGTCTTTGCGCTATTGACCATATCTGTGATAGATTGTTTTCCACTAGTAATAGATTGCGCCAACGCGCCCATCGCGCCACTACCTGACGACAACGCTTGAAAACCGGCAGCACCAGCAGTACCCAAACTAGGTGTGTCATATCCAAAGTTATCTGTGATCACTAGAGAGACTGGTAAGTATAGCGCTACCACGTCACCCGTGTATTCGATGCTTCTCGCTACTACTTCTTTTGACTCTGTACCGGCACCGGATTCGGCAGCTTTCACTGCTTCCGCTTCCTCTTCATTTTTTGGTTTACCGTCACCTTCGTCTTCGCTTGGTCGGTTAAGAGCAAACATACTTTCGAACAACGCACCAAAGTCAATACCTTTAATGGTCGGTGGTTTAATTTCTTTTATGTGAAATAATACCTTAGACCGAGAATTTGTAGTATCTAGAGGATACTGCAGTATCTTTTTTGACTTGGCTGTGTTGTCTGTAGTGTCGGTAGGTTCTGTTTCTGCCATCGGAATAACTCTCGGTTATAAATACTTTTTACTATTTATACATAAAGTTACTAATGAAAACATACAAAGGCAGATACCAACCGAAAAACCCAGAAAAGTACGCTGGTGATGTGGATAATGTCGTCTATCGTTCAGGTTGGGAACGACATGTTATGAAATGGTGCGACGAAAGTATAGACATCGTACAGTGGATGTCCGAAGAACTTGTTATACCGTACATATGCGAAACCGATGGAAGACCTCACCGATACTTCACCGACTTTGTTATTAAGTACAAGTCTGGACGAGTGGTTATTGTGGAAGTCAAACCTCATAAAGAGACCCTGTTACCCGTACGTAAACAAGGTAAGACTAGACGTACTATATTGACCGAAGGAATGACATACATCAAGAACCAGTCGAAGTGGAAGGCCGCTAAGGCGTATGCTGATGACCGTGGATATCACTTCGAGATATGGACTGAGAAAGAATTGACCGCAATGGGTGTCATGCCCAAGTCCACTCAAAAGATGCGTACCAAGAAACCCCTGAAAAAACTTGCGCCCTTCCGTAAGAAAAAGAAATAGTTCCTGTATAAATAGTAGGAATAGATTTTAACTCAGGAACTTTATGTCTACAGTATTTAACAGACTAGAACTACAAGCATTCCGTGCGGGTATTACTCCTCGCACAAAGGAGTCGCGAGCATGGTTCCAACAAAAGATTAAGAATCTACGTAGCATCAATCGTGAAGCATTGATGAAAGAAGAACCTTTAAAGCAAGTGAGTACCGAAATTGTCGGTAGCATGTATATGTTCTTCTACGATCCGAAGCACAAAGAGACATTACCGTATTACGATACGTTTCCTTTAGTGGTCGTTGTCGGGCCCGCAGAAGGCGGATTCCTAGGATTGAACCTTCATTACCTACCTCCTATCTTACGTGCTAAGATGTTGGACGGGTTGATGGAGATTACTACTAACAATAAGTTTAACGATTCTACGCGATTCAAGATGACATATGAGTTACTTGCGCGAGCATCGAAATTTAAGTACTACAAACCCTGTCTCAAACATTATTTGAATAAACAGGTAAAAAGTAAATTCGCATTAGTACCGGCACCAGAGTGGGAGATTGCTACATTCCTTCCGACAGCACAATTCCGTAAGGCGAACTCTAAGAAAGTCTACGCAGACTCTAAGAAAATGATAGGTGGATAACCAATGGCATCAATAGAAGATTTAAAGAGTAGACTTATTAGTCGAGGCGGACTAGCGTCTGCTAACCAGTTTGGTGTGGTACTACCATCAAAAGTAGGTATCACTAAATTAAGTGGCGCTAAGAATAATAACATATTGTGTAAAAGCGCAACGTTGCCTGGCAGACAAATTACTACACTAGATAGACAAATTGGTCTGTATAGTGAAAAGATTGCCAATGGATTCCTCGTAGAAGATGTTACGTTGACCTTCCATCTTCTGAACGATTATAGTGTTCGTAAATATTTTGATAAATGGTTGGGAGCAATGGTAGGGCATATGACACCCACTCCCCCCAAAGAACCTAAACCTCCCGCAGAAGGCGAAGAAGCTAAACCACCAGCACCAAAACCTTTATCGAGGGGTGCCATCGGGTGGAAGGACGATTACGTTGCGGACATTATAATACATCAATTAAAAAAACCACAGGTTCGTGTGGGGTTCGACCTAGGGCCTTTAGATATTAATCTAGACCTACTGGGAGGTACCGTGTACAGTGTTAAACTGATAGACGCTTTCCCGACAAACGTATCAACTATTCAATTGAGTGATGACCTCGACGGATTAGTAGAAGTAACTGTTACATTTTCATACACCAACTGGGAGCCCTTTAAGGCTGACAAAGTAGGGTTATTCTCTGCTGACATCAATCTTAATTTCGGCGGCTTAATTTAAATTATAGGATTTATAATGGCATTACCAAAACTGAATGACACACCAAAATATCGCGTTACCGTACCATCTACAGGTCAGGAAGTTAGTTACCGACCTTTCCTAGTAAAGGAACAGAAGATGTTGCTGATCGCATCTGAGACGCAAGATAGAGTGGATATGGTTAAATCAATCATCAACACTATCAATGCGTGTACTACAGAAGACATCAAGGGAGAACTAACTACCTTTGATGTAGACTACCTATTCACTAAGATTCGGTCAAAATCCGTAGGTGAGACAAGTACATTATTAATTTCATGTACCGAATGTGAAATGAATAACGAAGTTGTGGTTGAACTCGATAAGATAGAAGTTGAGGGAGTGGCCACCGATGTTAAAATCAATATCACTGACGACATTGTTCTTGAAATGAGATACCCGACATACGAAGACTTTATGAAAAATGAGAAACTTCTACATGGTACGAGTGCTACAGAATCTCTACTAGAGTTGCTTATCACATGTATAGCGACTATATGTACCGAAGAAGAACGATACTCGACCAAAGATTCGACTAGAGAAGAACTAATTGATTTTATAGACTCAATGACAGCACAACAGTTCGAGACAATTTCGACATTTGTAAATGATATGCCCACACTTAAAGAAGAAGTTAAATTTACGTGTGCGCAGTGTAATACAGAGAACTCTAAAGTTCTAGAAGGCATAGATGATTTTTTTTGATTAATCTCTCTCATGACACGTTGGTAAATTACTACCAAGTTAACTTCCAACTGTTAAACAACTTCAACTACTCATTGAGTGATGTTGAAGAAATGTTGCCTTGGGAGAGAGAGATTTATTTGACCATGTTGATTGACGACCTAAAAGAAAAAAGAGAAAGAGCACAACAGCAGGGATAACCCATGATTGAAACATTAATAGAGCACCTAAAATCACAGAATAATACTCTGGATAGTGTTAACACTAACCTTACGAGTATGAACAGTTCTTTAGCGACAATGATTCTGAGTGACCGGAAGGACGAACTTCGTCGCCGTGAAGCAGATGATGATGCTAAAAGAGCAGCGAGTGCTGCCTCCCGAACAACCAGTACTGCCGGTGGTGGTGGTAGTAAAAAAGGTGGTGGCGGTGGTAGATTTTCGGGTTTTGGTGGTGTTCTAGGTGGATTTGGTGCGGGTACGTTGGCAGGTGGGGCAACAAGTTTATTAGGTAGAGCTGCCCTGGCAGGTGGTTTGGCTGCGGGTGCCGACAATATTGCTAGTTATGTTCAAGAACAGACTGGTTCAAGTGACCTCGCTGATGCCGCGCATCGAGCAACAAAACTGGGGTCATTCGGTCTTCTTTTGGGTACGCGTTTTGCTTTACTGGGTGCGGTAGGTGGAGCCCTTGCTACTCCCGAAGTTATATCAGAACTTGAAAAGTTGGGAGACAAGGCAGCAGGACTGAAAGAGCCTTTGATGAAATTCACAGGTGCTCTACCTTCATTGAACGACGCACTTTCTAAAGTGACTGAAACCGTGGTAGGGACTTTAAGTTTTATTAATTCAGCAATCGAGGGAGACGTGCCCGCTGCTTTAGACAAGGTCGACGAAGCGGCAGTATTGGCTCTTGGTGTTAAAGGAGGTATGGACGCTAACAAGAATAAGGAGAAACTTACTAGAGCAGGTCGAAGAGCTGCGCAAAATGCTCGGCAGGCAGCAATCAAGGCAAAAAAAGTTACTTCACCAGTATCAGAAATGGAGTTCTCTAAAAGTCAACGTCAACAATTTAATTCTGAAACTGCTAAGGGTTTGAGTGACAAGGAAATTAAAGCTTTGGAGCTAGATGGACTCAAGGTAGATAAAACTACCGGTAGTATCTCTAAGGTCGGTGGTGAATTTGTAAGTGCTGATAAGGTAGATGAATTATTTGCTAAGAATGAAATCAAAACGTCAACCCAAAGTCTCAGTGCTAAAAACTTTATAGATGAACTTAATGGTAAAGCGGCAGCGAAATACGGTAAGTTTGGTAAGGCATTATCCTTCTTAAAGAAAGTTCCGGCATTGGGTTCTTTAATAAGTGGTGGAATAATAGCAAATATTTTAATGGATGAGACCACATCTACGAAAGAAAAAGCGGCATTGCTTAGTAAAGAATTGGGTAGCATAGGTGGCGCAGCTCTTGGTGGCGCAGTTGGTGGTTTGATAGGAACCTTAGGCATGCCCGGCATAGGTACTCTTACTGGAGGTGTATTGGGTGCTTTAGCTGGTTCGTGGTCAGGAGAGGAATTGGGAGAAAAGTTTGCCAATTGGATGTTAGGTGTAGACGATTCAGCATCAGAACCCTCAGAACCTGTGGCAGCAGCCGGTGGAAATAAAAGACGACGAGGTGCTGGTGCCAAACCTTCTCAGGTTAGTAGTAGTGTCACGTCAGCACCGTATCCTCAGTCTGGTGTTAAGGTTGCGACAGCATCTAGTGATATGTTTGCCGCTCAGGCGCAACAAAATATCGTGGTGGTAGACAATAGTAATGTCAGTAATAATGTCAGCACTCAGGCAGGTGATGTTAGTTTCAGCGGAACCACTGGTTTCGACTTCTATGACCCAATGATGGGTTCTAGAACTGCATAAAAAAAAGGGGGAACTTTCGTTCCCCCCGAATCCAAATATCTGGATTAATCTTCAGCAGCCATCTTCGCGAAATACGACAGAGTATCATCAGTCGATTCGGCGACAGGCGCCTCGGCAGCAGGAGCTGATACAACCGTTGGTTCTGACGCTGAACGAATTGGAGCAGCTTCTGCCGATTGGGCAAGTGCTTCATTCTTCAGAGTAGCACCGTTTCCAGTTGCTACTCCTAGGACAGTATCCAACTTAGCCTTCAAATCATCATAAGACTTGAACCAGTTCGCATCAAATGCGTTCGGGTAGTTTGGTACTTGGAACTCATTCAGGTCATACAAAGAGTTATAGGTGGATTCCAACCTAGTCTCGTCTGCCTCAAACAGAGCAGTAGGAGATTTGAAATCTGACTTATCATAGTTGCGGTATCCTGCGACATTACGAATCTTCAATTCGAAGTTCGCACCAGACCAGAAATCGAATGGATTGACCGGAGTCTCGCCAGGAAATTCTGGTTGCATCATATCCATGATCTTGTCAAAGATTTTCTTACCGAACTCGTAGATCATTACCTTGCCATTGTTGGCTGGGTTTGCGGGATCATTAACGACTAGGATGTTAGTAACGTAGTGTAGACGACGCTTCTGACGACGGGCAGTCTCTTTATCTTCTTCGATACCAGAGTTCCATAGACGAGAGTTTAACTCACCTAATGGGTCGTTCTGACCTAGTGTAGTCAATGAACGTTCGATGTACCACTGACCGGTTGGGCCTTTAAAGGCATGATCCCAATAACGTACCCACGGTAGGTCTTGACCTTCCATCGCGGGTAGAAAACGAATGATAGCGTAACCATTACCTGCTTCATCAACAGTAGGTTTCCACTTGCGGTCGTCTTGGTATTTGTTTGTGTTGGTTGCCTGACCGGATGCTTCGGTAGCAGCGGTAACAAGCTTTGAGATATCCATAGATTTGGATTTTAGATTTGCGAAAGACATAATATTTCCTTTAGTATTAGGATTACTTAAATATAAACAATGGTCGTATGAACAATGTATGTGATTGCCTCTAGGGCACTGCTATTTATAACACATCTAAAGTGTTAAGTTTTGGTAGAAAGTTTAACTGCCGAGCTTCTGCTTCGAGGTTTTCGATTATTGGGACAGTAAGATATTTTTTAATGTCCTCTACCTCTAGACCTTGAACTTCACAAAGATGAACTATAGTATCCATATAACTCATACGATGTTTGAATACGAACTCTTCTATGTTGCGAGAGAAGGTTTTCCTATCCAAAAAGTTGGCAGCGTTCTCTGCCTTTCTATTCATCCAGTACACCAACCGATAAAACATTCTCTACTTTAAAAGAGCGCCATGCTTGTTTATCGATTGCGAAAGCACGAATTACAGACTTGTTGACAGAGTAGTCAGCGTTAGTCTCGGATACTTTAGGTTGCTCGGTAACAGGTAATAAATTAGTCGCTAAGGTACAAGGCATTACTCGCGTCTCGCCATTAACCTTAGTGAACGTCACCTCTAGAATGTTTTTCTTGAGGGTATCCATAAGTGAATCATATTCGAATGTTTTAGAATCGGTCATATTCAGCGTCCTCTTCAGATACTTCGGCGTCGGCATGAACATACTTGAGAAAATCTTCGTTGCCGTCAAGCATTACAATAACGGTTTCAAGACACTTCAACACATTTTCCATGTTACCGATGACTTCATCATCTTTGGTTTCTTTTTGAGCTTCTTCAGCATAATCCTGTAGAGACTCGATGTACACGATACGTAAGAACTCACGTGAGATAAGAGTTACATCGTTTTTAGGGTATCGACCTAAGTCAATTAAGTTTGGTGATTCAGACATTAATTCCATTCCTCGTTAGTGTTTGCTTTATAAACATCATTAAAATGAGCATTGACATATTTGTCAGTGTCATGCCAACTAATGTTGGACTTATAGTCTTGGCGGTCTAACGCCGAAACTTCTTTCGCGAGCAGTAGATTAGACCTACGTACTTTTGAACTTTTCTGTACTCTGAGAGTAGCACGACGAATCATTGCGTATCTCATTACTTTATCTACAGCCATTATACATTAATCCTTATCTTGTGTCAAGTAAAATTTACCGGTCTTCTTAGCTTCCTTTTTACGGTCAACATGTACCGCAGCGACATTATACTTTCTAGCATACTTAGCAACTGGATTTGACTTTTTCATTTTGTCCTCAATCTTCATTTACGAGATCCGACCAACTCTTTAGTTTTATTCGTTTCTCTGCTGAATACAAATCTAGGTCGGTATAAGACACGAGGTCGTATTCTTGGCAAAGGTCGATCATACACTGAAGGTCACCGAGTTCTTTGGCGAACCGCTCAAGAGTGTCATGGTCTTGACCAAATCGTTTTAGTTTAGATGCCATCTGAATAACTTCAGCACACTCTTCCTGAAGAATCGTTAAGAGTTCAGTACAACTATCATTGTGTCTCAACATCTTAGAGTCCCATCAATGTGTTGTCGCGGAAATACAAACCGGTAGGTGGAGTTAACTTACCAAGCATTGCCCAGTCTTCTGCCTTTAACGCGGGGACATATTGTCCGTATTGGTCAGCAAACTCTTTACCCATCTCGTTGTATTCGTTAAGGTACTGAAGAGCTTCTGCGGCAGCAACTTTGGCATCCTTATTCTCAAAAGTCTTTTCATCATAACGGTTAGTCAGTTTTGGTTTAGCAACAAATTTAAACATAATATATTCTCTCTCAATCAATTAGGTGGCTATTATACTTCTTTCAGAAACAAATGTCAAGGGCTTATTTAGCTTTAGATTCTTTTAACTTCCTAAATTGCCATCTTAGAAACCATTTCATTCGCCGGAAGTACTCTTTCGAATCGTAGTCAGGGTATTTTCCGTCATACCCTTCACACTCTTCACAATGAAGTGTCCACTGTTTAAAACAAAATTCTCTGAAAGTCATTAGTAGTACCAGCTGTTGTAGTGTTCTGCTTCCGCAGTAGTAGGACGGGCGCAAGAGTAAGAAGAAGTCTTGAAACCACCGTAGTTGTCCAGACGTTTCTTCATCTCTTCGCCAATGAAAGAGTTGGGAACCGCACGAACATTCTGACAGTCATAACCTTCTGAACCTTTGACAGTCTGAGACGCAATCTCACGAACGATCACAGTCCGAGCAGTAGGTTTCGCAACAACTTGGTAGAGATCGACTTGAGTCTGTTCGTAACCCCAAGAGTCAACGAACAGGTCACCGACCTTAACGCCGGCGGCAAGTTCTGCTGCCTTGACTTTCTGCGCTTCTTTACGTTTTGCGCGATACTCGGTAACAGCGAGACGATTATCAATGAACTCTTGTTGCGCTTCATACATGCGTTCAACACTACGGTAACGAACGTGGTACTCAGTCTTGTAACCAAGACGGGCACGAGGAGCAAGACGGTCGCACTTGGCGATCATACGTTCTTCATCAATAGTAAGAATAAGGTCGTGTTTCGCGAACAACTCAATCATTTCATTTTTCATAATACATCTCTCTCAATCAATTAGGTAGCTATTATAACATAACTGGGAACAATGTCAAGGGCCCTAGCCAAAATAATTTAAATATTTTTCTCACGCAGGTGTCTTATTTTTGCTTCGACGATATCAAGAACACATAACTCAGTTCCCCCGATGTGCCACTTATAGAGTTCTCCGCCTCTACTTTTAACCCCACCGTCATAATCTTTCCAGTCATACACAGTGATCGGAGTTTCTTCTCCGTAGAAGTTATATCCAACGAACTCCCATTCGGTACAAATCTTATCTTCTACATCAAGCGCATCACGAAGATAGGTAGGTTCTCCAAGAACCTCGACTAACTCGTAGTAAGTGGCGTCAATGTAACCTTTTAAACTAGTCATCATAAAACCTCAAAAATAATAAATGGTGGGAGGAGCAGTGAACCGAAGTTCCTATTCCTGATTCCAGATGTCTCGGAGACAAGCAGTGAACCCCGAAGGTTCTTAATCAGGAGACCAGACCTCCCCATCAACAGTAGCTATTATACACGATTCAGCTACAAAAACAAGGGCTTTCTTAGAACAATTTGTTATATCAACCTAACTTCTTATTTCTTTTTAGTGGCAGGAGACTTCTTCTTAACGGGGGCCTTTGCGTTAAAGGTCTTTCGTTTGACAGTAGGTTTCTTAACAGTAGGTTTCTTCTCAGGTGTCTCTACGGGAGCCTTAACAGTTTTCCGCACCTTCCTTTTGGGTTTTGTCACAGTTTTCTTTGGTTGAGGAAACTTTTTAGACAGAAACTCATTGACTGATAACCCGCACGTTCTCAACTCCTTTATAAAACGTCTGTGGGAGTCCATGTCCCACCCGTGAGCGGGTTCCAAGAACTCACCGTAATGATCCATCACAATATCAGATAATCGCTCACACTCCAAGGTATCCTTGTCGTAGAGGTACCTAACCTTACGGTCGTAATTCAACTTAACAATCTTTTCCATTATGCCACCAACTGAACCCGACCATCAAACTCGGTTATACTCATCTCAAAGGGAACGATCATTTCAATACCAACTCGGTTAATATCGAACCGGTCAGAACCGCTGCGAGAGTCAGTCACATATACCTTGTAACCATGACACATAGGAACACCATTGTCGTAGAACATCTCACCCTTCTCAATAACACGACCTACCAGATAACTGTCGGGACGGCCGTCCATTGGTCGGAAGTCAAGCGCTTTAATCATATCACCAACATTCGCTACATTCTCAAATCTCAACATTATATTAAATCTCCTATCTCAGCTAATCGGTTGGTGATGCGTCGGTACTCACTTTTGTAGTACGTTTCGTTATAACACTCCGCAGCATCAATCAACATTACAAGGTCGTTCATCAAATCACCAATTTCACTATCAATCATTTGTAACCTCCCCACCTTACCCACGCATACTGAGGTTTCTGACAAAATTGTCCTATCTCATCAAAACCCAACACAGTGTATCCGTCTAAAGGATCGGTACCTGCTTCATACTCAACGAGATCCCAACCCGCTTTAAACAACTTGACTTCTTTGATATCTTCAATAAGGCGAACTTGCATAATATATTCTCTCTCAACTCAATTTGTACAGCTATTATACTTCTTTTAGAAACAAATGTCAAGGGCCTGAAGCTAAATAAATCAACAATTCCAGATATAAATCTTATCCTGTTTCTTCTTACCTTTCTTCAACGAGTCAACTTTCTGACCCATCTGTTGTTTGAGGTCTTCCTCATCATGACATACCGGTAACCCAAATGATACCGCATCCTCATACATTTTAGGTGATATGTTAAAACAGACGTGACCACCCGTCTTTATGTTATCGACGCATTTCTGCCAGAGAGGTATAAAGAATTCGGTGTAGAACTTCTCATCAGATTCCCAAGGTGTCATATGTTCATATATTTCTAAGTTAACATAAGGAGGGGAAGTAAGTACAAAGTCATAGTCCAGTTTACTGAAATCTACATCAAGAGCACTCTCCCAAATCATATCAAGTTTAGATTTGTCTTCGTCAGGGAACAGAGTGTTTTCAAGTCCGGACTCTTCGTTTAAGAATGTCATCATGTCATCATAGGCATCAACCATTTCCACGTTAGTATCGATACCCGTGTAATCAATCCCTAAACTCCACGCACCTAACATTCGACCACCCCATCCCGCTGTAGGGTCTAGTACACTCTTTGCGTTATACTTTCGATAAAGATACTTGGCGGTTGTTGCCTTAAACATGACAATCGAACCCAAGTTGATTCTAAAACATTCGAAGACATTACCGGCAGGTGTCCTACCTCCACGGTTTCGTTTCTTGGTAGAGTCAATCAGTTTGTCCCATTGCTCTTTGTCGCTGTGGATATCATAGATAGTTTTACCATCTTGACGTTTACACTTTAATAGGTTTTTTAATTGGAAGTGATATAGGAATGGATTGCCCGAGAAGTTATTAGAATTCGCTACGGCGTCGAATTTGTTGAGATTAAACAAATCCTTTCTGAGTCCTGCCACATCGATATTCTTATGATTCTCGATATCTTCGACTGTGACAGAATCCAAATGTAGATTGACTGGTTTTAATTCAACTTTAGACATTAAATAATCTTGATACCTTTTCTTCGGATAATGTGCGGTTTGCGTGTTTGAAGTAATCTGAGAACTTAGCACCACCAGACTGAGTCCACATGTTCCGTAGATAAAAGGCAAGACCTCTACCTTGGTAGTCGGCAGCCTTGAGTCTGGCATTAAATTCGGCAACTCGTTTCATACTTTCTTGTTCGAATTCCTCAATGATTCTTCGCTGCTCTTCGTTTACAATATCTTCGCCCATGTACATCGTAGTCTCATTAGACTTTTCTGAACAGAACAAGTAGACATAACCATCTTTAGGCAGCCCACCATTGTACATAGGAGCATTGTTTTTACTACTCTTACATTCTAATAGAACTACGGTATTGTCTACTTTAAATACGAAGTCCGGAGAGTTGTGTGTACCGGTGGGTTGGGTGAAGTATACATTGTCAGGAACACTATCATGGTGCTCACCTCGCAACAGAGCATCTCGGAAGTCAACGACACTAGTAAATCCTAGACTAGACGCTAGTTCTTTGAAGTCACTCTGAACTAATGAATTGCTCACTAGCACATCTTCTACGGCATCTTCGTGACTCGCTACATTGTGTACAGTACCGCTCACCGCCTGATAGTTTCTGAAGTAAGGTAATGCGATTAATTGATCGTGTATTGCTTTTGATAGATTCATAGTATACTCTCTCACTCAATTAAGTAGCCATTATAACACATGTTTCGATTACTTGTCAATACATTTATCACTTACACGCTAAATAAATTTCTCTCTCAGTACCATACGCCTCGTGCTCCCAAGGATGGTCTCTATAGGCAACTCCAACATACTCAACACCATCAAAGGTCTGCTTCGTAGTCAGACAAGTCTCGCCATCATCGTTTGTTCTCAAAACGAATCCATTATTGATCAGTCGACCAGATGCCATCTGTTTTGCGTGAACCATTTCGTGGGCAATATTTACCATCAGATCTTCCATAGGGATTCTACCTTCAGAATCACTGCGAGCAAGTTCAATAAAAACCTCTTCATCATCACCGTTACAGTAACCACCGGCATCACCATCACAACGGGGTTTGAAGTCTAAGTCAAACAAACATTCTTCAAACTCATCCAGACCTAAGTGACTGTACACTCGACCTACGTAGTCTACCAGCTTCTGACTGGTAGTACCCTGAACAATCATGTTATACATTATAATGTAATCTCAATTCGTTCTGTAGGAGGATTCAACTCTCTGAACCCTTTAGACTCAAGAATCTCACGAACACGTTCACGGTCAAGAGTGTCACCGCCACCCCAATGATCAGCAATGTCCATACACTTGACAGCGTACTCAAGGATAGCTTCTTGGATATCAGGGATACCACACCCAAGGTCGTATATGCCATCTTTGCCATAGAACAAGTGGACATAGTCACGGAAGTCATTTAACGCAGCAGGAAAATTCATAATCATCTCTCTCTCAATCAATTAGGTAGCTATTATAACATAACTGGACACAGAGTCAATAGCCTACTTAGAACTATTAAGCATATCGATATGCGCTTTTATTTCTTTTCGGTTTAACTTGCGAAACTTGCGTCGTGATACACCCCAAGATTTCAGGGGAGCGGTGAATACCTGAAGGATTCCGGTATTGCGAGGAACGTAACCTATGAGGTCAGTGCCTTTGGTTACATAAGTGTGGTTAGGTACATAATCATAAGTACCCCAGTCAGTAATTTCTTCGCGCCACATAAAGTGACAGGCATCTTCATACGTCATCAACTAATCTCCAACATTCATAATATCTTCTAATACTAGATAGGACACCATAATAGTCATCCTGATTATCTGTGCTAAACGCTAACCACATCACCAATATGACACGGGCGAAAAACATTCTCATGACATCCACTCAGGGGTCACCGCATTTTTCCAAGTAGCAAAGGCACTCTTCTCTTCACGATAGTAGTTACGATACCCGTCAACTACGTCATCGCGTTTACAATGGTCAGGCATACACTGCGGCATCACTGATTCATGTGCGGTCTGTTTGATATTCTTAGGTGCGAGCCACAACATGGAACCTAAATCTGTATAGGTCTTATGAACACGTCCATAACGACGTTCGTATTCTTTGGCAGTTGCCTGAAAGTGTTTGTACAACCAACGATAGTTCTTGTCATTCTCACGACACCAGATGTTTGATGGGTGATTCACGTGAGATGCTTTATATAAAAGTCTCTCTATCGCGTCACCCGCAAGTCGCCAACGTTTGATGTTACGACCATTCTTAGTCTTATCGGTGTACTGTTCGCCATCAAGTATACGGTGCGCAGTAGAGAGTAACTGACCATACTCAGTGACCATCTTGACTACGTGCTTGTCGCACATCAACTGCGCGGCCTGTACTGGATCGTTATCTAACTTAAAAATGTTCAATCGTCATCTCCCATATTTTTAATTTCTAACCAGATGGCCATGAGTATAGAGATACCTACTAAGCCAAGAACCTCACTAAGCGTGAACGATAAAAGAGTATCAATAAGCATATTTTTCTCCGTAGATTTCACCGAACACTACATCAACTTCTTGGGCAGTCAGAGTATCGTCAACAACAATACAATCGACATCACCGTTAAGCAATAGAAACTCCATCTTGTTAACAAACACATCCTTCGTGGGGTTGTAGTAGTAGGTCATGGTGTTCTCAGTCTTATTCTTATAAACGGTCATAGGGAGATCCATTACACAGTTACCTCAGTATTGAAGATTTCACGCTCTTGGTACATACCAGTCACCTCGGTACTTTCTTTACGGACAACAACATAGGTATTTTCATACCCATAACTTTCGAGTTGCTGTTGGTAAACGAACGCGGTTTGGCGATCATAACATGGGGTGAAGAAACCAGCAAGTGGTTTGTCGGTCTCGGCACATCGAACAACATAGGTAATCTCTGACATAATCTTCTCTCTCTTCTCAATTTGTACAGCCATTATACTTCTTTTAGAAACAAAAGTCAAGGGCCTACGCTAAATTAATTTTAATAACATTTAGATTGGACATGGCATCACTATCGAGAAAGTGTCTGTCCATAGGTTCAGGGCCGGTGGCAATACTGTAGTAGTCAATACCATCACCTGTAAGGTCTTCATGAACAAACGCTATCTGACCTGAAAGGACACCACGAGGAGTGTCCCATTGAATTGTGTCACCAACTGAACCGTACATTATGCTCTCCTCTTACGTGGTTTAAAACCTAGATATTCCATCGCTGCCAGCGGAGAGGATTCTTCACTCAACTCGATATAATCTTCAACTGAAGTAGTCTTACAAAGGAAGTTAACCCACGACTTCCAAGGTTTAGAACCGTACTTGAATCGCGCAATGAAAGTTGGTTGTGGCTTACCGTGCCAAGATGGGTGGCAGTCAGGTCTTGCTACTTCCATGTTGACAGACTTAGTGTGACGACCCTGATACATTAGGTACATACCGTCCCAAGTGAATTCTTCTTTGTTGAATCTAGTCATAATCATTTACTCTCTTATCTCAATTTGTACAACCATTATACAATACTTCTTTTGAAAACACCAGTGGTAAACGTGACCAACCGAGAAGTGTTGGTCATCAGATATTTACGCTACCATTTCCGCGAAACAAATTCCCGTAGATAGGTTCTCTACCTCCAGATGTTCCATCGCGTTACTGTTTAGTGACACAGTAGTTTTCTCAGTTCGGACAATATAGAAGTCAGCGTTAACTTTTTCAGAAGCAGTCGGAAGGTCACGGTGAATAAATGATACAGTACCCTCTTGGGTCTGCAATCCAGTTCTCCAACGAATAGTTTGACCGACTCTAGCAAACTTCGAATGATAGACAATGGTGTCCATCTTAGCATGAGCGACACATAACGAATTCGGATTCGGGAAAGTATCTTGCGCTTCATACGCTTGCAACTTAGTTGCGTAAGGGCCCGCCTTGCGGAGATTGGTACTGATCGTCATAACATAAAACATAATATCACCTCTATCTAATAAGTCCCTATTATACTCGCGTTTAAAGCAATAGTCAATACTATTCGCCATTTATTTCATGAATAGTCCCTATCCATTCAATTGATATTCGTAGACCAGACCTTTCAAATTATAAATATCAGATACACTAATAATAAAAAAAACTAGGTGTAATATGATCGACCCTATAACGGCTGTGGCTATGGCGACATCTGCGTTCAAGACTGTTCAAAAAATGGTTGCTATGGGACGTGACGTGGAAGATACCTTTGGCCAGATGGGCAAGTGGTACTCAGCCGTGTCAGATTTCAACGAAGCTAAACGCAGAGCATTAAATCCTCCACTATTTCGAAAATTGGTAGATAGGACATCAGTAGAAGAAGAAGCTCTCAACACACTCATCCAAGAGAAAAAGATTCAGCAACAAGAAGCTGAACTAAGAAGTCTGTTAACTTACGCATATGGCCCATCTGGTTATCAAGAACTTATCGAGATGCGTAGAAAGATTCGCGAACAACGAGAAAAGACGATCTATGCTCAGGAACGTAAACGAAAGAATCTTATTAGTAACACGATAAACATTTCAATGATAGGTGCTCTTGGGTACTTCCTATATCTTTTAATTTCTTTCATGTACAGTATCTGGCCACAATGATACACGCATTCGTTCTGACAGTGATGTTAAAGGGAGTCATCGTATCTAATGATATGTACTTCGCTAGCATTAATGTGTGTCAAGAATATGCTCATGCTATAGTACACGGAAAACATACGAACGTCCATCATAACAATATGGTGGGCGCTTACTGTATACCGACCAAAGTCGATCCATCGACAATTACTCTCTACGTCAAGTAATTAATCCATCATTTCAAAAGGGAAACAATCGAGGAACAGTTCACGTTCTAGACGATACGCTTCTTTCTCCCATGGCTGGTTGGTGTAAGCATAGTTGTCAGCGTTACGACCTTTCCATTTCCAGACACCGACAGCAGTCAACTCACCGCGAAGGAACTGGCGAGCGTGAACCATCTCATGAGCGAGTGCCTGCATTTGTTTTAGGAATGACTGGTCACGTCTAGCGATCTGGATTTCAGCATAGTCCACGTCACCTTCACATAGACCTTGCGCAGAGTTATCAAGTTGAGTCTTGAACTTGATAGTGACCATTCGCGAAGTGAATCGGTGAATCTTCAACGCACCCATAAGACGGGCGACGTACTCTTCAACGATCTCTGGTTTGGCGTGACGACCTTCAATACTATACATAACGACTCTCTCAATCAGTTAGGTAGCTATTATACCACCACTAACTACATTATACAACCCCAAAATCATCTTTTTTTAGAACTATTTGGAATATAGTGTAGTGTTTTATGATCATCTGCGCATATTGGCGTGGTCTTTCGCCTCTTGAGCGTCAATTATGGGTACCGCATTACTCTTGTGCATAGTACTGATACCTTTGACTAGAGTACCGGTGTAGTTCATTCTTTCTTTCTTTTGGGTATCATGGATACCACTATCGAGGGATTTATAAACCGGAGTGTCCCTTCGGTAAGGTTCTGACCTCACTTCCATCGGTTCGAACTTAATAGGAGTCTTCTTCTTAGTTGTCCATGCGTTGTATTTCTTCTTTCGACCAGAAGCATATGTTCTCATATTACCGTGCATCATAAAAAACCTCACTTACTGTAACTACTAAATACATGTAACAGTGCTATACTATCCAACCCTGTTTGGAATAGAGATTATAACACACAAATAAGCTTCTGTCAAATTTATTTGAGTATAAATAACACCATGAAAGATTATAACTTCGATTTCGGGTTTACTGCTGTAGATGAGACTGAACTAGATGCTGTTCAGGAGGCACTCTGTGCCGCCAATGAGAATTCTACGACGGCCAGTGAACTCGAACAACGTTTAGACAATCTGTACAATGCGGTTCAACCACTACTATCTAACCTAAAGAAGAATCCTGAAAAGGAGTATATCTTATGGCCGAACCGTCTTGATAAGATTGAAGAATTTGAAACCCACATTCAAAACATTTACATAGGACACTAACCCAATGTTTTACAGCCCAAAAAAAGAACTCATCCTCCGTGACTTGAATGAAGATGGTTCAGCGTTTTATCAATTTGTATATGGTGGGGAAAAGGAATCACTTGCCCTTGAATTGAGCACTCAGTTAAAAACTATTCTTCACGAAGACGGAAAATATTTGGCATACCAGAACTCGGATGTGAACACAATAGAAGAAGTTCTCAATCGAGTACCAATGTTTCTTAACATGTTAAAGCATCGCGGATACAAAAATATCCTATATGTGGGCCATTTCAACGACGGTCAAACTAGCTGGATTCTAGACGAGTATGCTGACCGTACATTGGATGTGTTGCCTCCAGAACGTTCAGGACTGGGTTCTCAGATTGATCCTAATATCATCGTCCAGTTCCTACCATTGTTACACAAAGCATTCAACTACCGTGGGGGCTTTAAAGTAGCACGACCAACTCGACCACAGCACCGTGGCTTACTTTATTCCTTGTATGGTCTGAATGGTCTTCGAGGCCATATGGTTCAGGCATCTAGTCAGTACAGTCATGGTAACTTGGATTGGACTGTTGAGTCTACAGAAGAGAAATTTGATGCTGTAGTATTCTTAGGTTGTCCTAAGTATGATAACAGGGCGTTCTCTTTCAGAGAAGTATATGACCAATTTGCGCAATACTGTACTCCAGACTTTGAACTAGTCGACTTGTACTATGGTGCACCCGACGCTGGTAAGTGGGTAGGTGGTGAGAAGAAATCAACTGTTTCAGACATCGACGTAGCATTCACTACTCGTTCTCAATGGGATTCAGAAATTAAAGATGGTGGGGGTCGACCAGAAGAGGTCGAGAACTTCCGTCGTATGCTAACCGTATTTTAAGAATATCCCCGGCAAGGATAGGGGGAGCATTGCGCTCCCCTTTTTTTTATATCAGTAGTAATATAATTCCGGCGATACCACACCATATCAAAACATTAGGGTAAATCGTCCAGCACATTTTGAAATCACGTGCGGTTATCAACACAAATTCTTTTACTTTTGGTGCGTACTCTTCATATAATTCTTTTAGTTTGTCCTTCATAGTTTTTCTCCTACGACAACAGTAACATTGGTGGGTTTGATGAATTTTAACTTATCATGGCTATGATACACGAAAAACTCTGTTTTGTCAAACTCTTGGAAGAACTTTTGCCAAATAGGTCTCCAGTTACTTGCCATGCGGTGTACGTTCAGTGCGCTTCTATCACTCTGTAAGAAGTTATCAGTAAAACTGTCTAGGTTCATATCAAACATAGAGTCAAACCCGTACATGTGAACTTCCTTCGCCTGCATAACACGACACGCATAGTCTACCGCCATATGACCGCACGAATAGTTTGTGGCAGCATCTTCTAGTTTCTGACCCCTAAGTTGTGCGTACGTTGGTATGTAGGTGTGAAAACCCTTGATGTTCTGGGCATACTTCATGTAGAATGTGGGATTCTTTTCCATCCACCGACGAGGTCGCGTCCCTAGAATCCAGTCGTACATATCTAATTGTACTGACTGATCTTGTAGCGCAGTCATCATTTTGAAGTCTACCATACAAGAACCATAGACTTCTTCTTTATCTAGTGACATAGGGGGCATGTTACATACCAACAGCAGACCACTAGACCCACGTTCGAACATGGTTGCGTGATCTCCGTTACCTAAGACGTTAACTTTCATTTCAATATCCTACAGAATGTATTCTTTAGCGTGGTTTTCTTTAATCATGAGTTGATTGAGGTTTACTCCTTCGACCTCAATCTCTCCTAGTATACGTCCATACTTACCCGTCTTATGGGTTGTTAGTTTGACTTGTGTCCCTACTGGGGCATGTTCTTCGGCGAATCGTGCGGCCTCTTTCCCAAGAGACTTTTCGGCAAGATCTCTAGTGCGAGACTCAGGAGCATCAATACCCCATAAACGAATACGCTGATTACCATAAACAAGACCGAACCCAAGATCAATGTCAACGTCAACAGTGTCGCCATCAACCCATCTTTTAATTGTTGCGATATACACATACATTATTTTCTAAAACCTCGTGACTTGTCTAACGCACGTGAACCAAACCAAAACGAGATGATAGCGGCAAAGATTGCTTTAGTGTCATCGTCCCATAGTATAGCTATTGCGTTATTAAAGTCAACACCGTCCTCGGCGTTCATTGCGTTCATTAAGAGAGTAACCTCAATAACAGCAAAAAGTCCAAAGAAACTATATGTGATTATAGGGCGTACCGACTTCTGTAGTCCGGCGATGAACCCTGTACCTTGGTTGATTGAGATGTCATGTTCGATTAGTCGGGCATGCTCTTTATCTGCCGCCTGCGTCTCAAACATTTTCATATCGTGGTCGAATCCGGCAGCACGTAGTTCAGCCATCTTCTCCATCTTCTTTAATTCAAATTCGTTGTCTCTTTTAGACTTGAAGTGATCCGTTACCGCAGGGACAAGGGAACCCGTCAAACCTAATAGTGAACCTAATAATCCGCTTAACATTATATTATTCTCCTATTGGTGCCAGTAGTCTTTAACCCACTCCTGTGGCTCATATGTGCGCACGGGTGTGGTAATGGACTCTGACATAGATTGTATGATACTTGGTCTCCCGTGGAAACATATTATGGAAACGTCTTCTATGTTATCGGGGTACACTTCGTATTTATATGATTTTAACTCATCTGGGAATACTTGCTGTAGTAAGGTACGATTGGTTATAGTTTCGTTGAGGTATTCCCCATCTCCTCGGAACTCTTTTGTCACGATAACTCTTTTAAAGAAAAACTCTTTGTACACCCAATCCATACTTTCAGAGTCCCATGCCATGACACCACTCTGTAGTTTATCTTTTAGATGTGGTTGATGTTCATTCACATGACCTAGGTCTTCTATACCCATAAATCCACCGGTATAGTTTAGTAACCAGTCTATGTTGCCTACAATCAAAGTATCGAGGTCTAGGTATACCATCCTACCGTAGATATCTCCATCAAACAGTTGTAGTTTGTTCCACCAACCAGTAAGGCCTGGCTTCAGAAACTTGGTGTCGACACCATCTATATGTCTATCACTCAAACACACAAACTTATGACGTACCGTAGTGTTTCTTTCAACTCCAGCCTTCAGATTACGGACATAGTCTTCAGAGAACTTGTCTCCCCAAAGAACGCAGCATACTGTTACCATTAACTGGCTATCAACTTAATGTCGTCATAATCGATTACAGCGCACTGTATACCATCTAATTCTACTGCCATCGCTTTGCCCCAATCAAAGTAGATTGTACTACCCGCTGAGATAGTTTGATGTTGTGCGACTTCAATACTCATACTAACTACCGTGGCAGGTTTATGACCCGTAGGTTTTATTCCTGATATAATAAGACCACTAGCAGTCTTCGTGTCTTGTTCTTTTTGTGCGGTAACTAAAACGTTATTATGTAAAACTTTCATCATTTTTCCAATTTATAAAGAGAGGTAAAGTATTCACCCCTACCCCCTAATTTATATGTTTACTAACTACACTTCTGTTATATCATAGTTCGAGTCATAGTTATGTTTAGCGAGACATCCAGTGACATTCTGTATGGTGGTAAACGTATCTTGAGCCTCTGCCGACCACGGATAATACTCTTCCAGCCAATCAAAACGTTCTCTCGATAGATAAACATCTGTAGTCATTGCGTGAAGTGGAGCAGCGTCAATTAGTCGTTGAGCACCTTCGGGTGTTACGATATATGCGTGTGCGCCTGGAAAGTAAGGTTTAGATGTCAGTCGTCCCCAACCAGAGGAAGGTAGTAGGAATTTGCCGTACGAAGGTTTCCCTATGTTCCCCACATATTTTGGTAGTGTCGTGGGGATAGGATTGTTCACTACCGCGTCATGCTCAAAGATAACGAACGGTTCGTTTTGTTGAACACAGTTTTTCCACAGGGAGTAGTGAGAAAGGAATGCGGATAAAGAATTTTCTAGACGAGAGTAACGTCCTTGGAATCTACTGATAGGAATAACTTCACGGTTACATATACCTAGTATATCATCTTTAGGGGTGATTGCGTCAAACTTGACGACATCCAACCCGTAGTCTTTTGCTGTCTGTATACATCTGTCCGCGACTTGCTCGGACTTCTCATGGTCTTTGATTGTGATAACGAAAGCTTTCATAAAATCTCATATAAAAAAGCGGACGTGGAGTCCGCTCTTTGAATTACTGTATACTAATACTTATACGTTATAGAAGTGTGCGTCTACGCTAGCAGCTTGTTCGCGTTCAATCCAGTCCGCATAAACGTCAACCTTTTCTAATAGATTGCTTCCAGAACCCTTACGCAAATTACGGATACCTGAATCATCAACAACCTTATTGATTGCTTCAAAATTTACTTGAACTTCTTTACGAATCTTACCGTAAGAGTCAGTAGTTTTAGGACTTAGGTGATCAATTACTTTAGTAAGAACTGTGTGAGTGTTTTCCACAAGATTCTCGTATGAAATGTCTAGAGCGTAGGTTAACAATTTAGAATCTCTATTGAACATATCGAGTAGAGAATAACCCATGTCTTCTTTCAAGAAGTCTTCGAAGGACATGCCTACTGAATACTCTCGCCATAGATGAGTTAACACATCTTTTTCGTCACGATGCATTCTAATAAAGTTGTGAGAAGTTAACTGGCCCGCCTCTAGAGCAAAGATAAAGCTGCCCATAGTACTAATGTCTGTCCACGGGCAGAACCCTAGACATGTACTTTGTAGGCTGTTCCACTGTACTTTTCGTGCGTTTACAGCATTTTGTAGATTAGAACCAAAATCTGCGCCTTCCACTTCGCGTAGATACATTCCATATAGGTTCTGTAATAGATCACCACCAGCTCCGGCAGCACCTACAACGAAAAAGTTGTCGGCAGTTCTTACTAAAATATTTTCCATTGAGATTAACTCTCCGTTACGGGTTTTTAAAAGATTACTGTTATTTATAAGATTTTATTGTCTGATATTACCTAATCACGGTAATCATTCAAATCGAACTTTGTGCCATGCATTTTCATGAGGTCTCGTTCGTGATTAGTGTACACCAATACTTCGGGGTCTTCGATCAAGAAGTCGCAACTCTTACAGAAATCTGGATAATCTCCGGTTCGGTGTTGTTCCCGTAGAGTCTCGTACTCTTCACCAAAAAAGATGTCTGCGATATTATCTTCGGAACAGTGACCAAGAACTGCCTCTTCATCTCGACCAAGAACCTGACAACATGGATGTACAGCACCGGTCTTCTTATCAAGACCACCGGCACGGATTACTACATCCGGAGAGAATGGTCGGCCACAAGTCTTGATCTTACCTTTACGTGCGTTATCACCAATATCCCAAGCGCCAGACCAGTTATGCATCTTCCATATCTCGGTCTTGACGCCTAGTTCATCAACCAAGGTCTTGTACTTCTCTAGTTCCTCGTCAATGTTATTGTTGTCTGTGATTAGGTGGTAGGTAGATACTACACAGTCCGAACCCGACTCTTTGACGTACGCAACCATCTCTTCGATGTTACGTCTAATCTGAGCGTAGTGTCCTCCTACTGCGTTGTACATCCACTTACTATAGTCTTGTTCGTCCGAACCGATGAATGAGAATCGATAGAAGTCCAGACCAGCATCAACACAATCTCTCATGTACTGACCTTCCATCTTAAATCCATTAGAGAAGATGAATGCCTTCGCACCGTACTTCTTCACTACCTTAATGTACTCCGGTAGGTTCTTAGCCATGGTGGCTTCACCCGAACCATCTAGGTTGAC